CCATTGATGCTATTGGATCACGCAGACTAGGCAACAGCGGAATGCAGGTAAGCGTTCCAAAGATAACAACAAATTCAAGCGTTGCAGAAACCTCCGAAGGAGGAGCACCAAGCGAAACAGGAATTGTTTCATCTTATGTTGATCTAACTGTCAAAAAGTATGCAGGTTTGCAACGCTATAGCGTTGAAATCGCAGACAGAGCACAACCAAGTTTTTATGATGCTATGCTAGAGAACCTACGCCGACAATACGCAGGTGCTACTGAGGCTGCAGTTATTGCTGCATTAACAGCAGGTGGAACACAAGCAACTGCAACCGCAGCTGATATTGATGTAATTGTAAGTTTCGTCAAGACAGAAGCTCCAGCAGCTTATCTTGCATCAGGTGAATTAGCAACACGCTATATCGCTGGAACTGGTCAATGGGGTCTATTAATTGGTGCTCAAGATACAACAAAGCGACCAATTTTTTCAGCCGCTAATCCTTTAAATGCAGCCGGAGCAGCTTCAACACAATCCTTGCGTGGAAATGTAATGGGTCTTGATTTATATGTTTCTAACAAGGCAGTTGCAACAAACATTGATGAGTCAGCATTCATTGTAGTGCCATCATCAGTTGCAATTTATGAAACACCAACACTACAACTAACAACAAATGTAGTTACAACCGGTGAGATCGAGGTAATGCTTTACGGATATCTAGCTTGTGGCGTATTAGTTGCAGGTGGAGTAAGACGCTTTAACTTAACCTAATGCGTAATGCCTAAGATTGCTCCCGATCTTAGGCATCCTTTAATGGGAGTAAGGAGATGACATGCCAACCATAATTACCGCAAGCGAATTGCGCTCTGTGCTTGGTGTGTCATCTGCCTTGTATGACGATACATATTTGAATGGAATAATTGACACAGCAGAAAACACAATTTTGCCAATGCTCGTTACATTCAAGAGCGCAGTTCAAAAAACAGTTTTAACAGATAATGTCGCCACATTTACTACAGTTGGCGAGCATGAATTTACCGAGGGACAGTCAGTTGTAATCGCTGGTTGCTTGAGTCCATATAACGGAACTCGCACAGTATTGGCTGACAATTTAACAGCAACTACTTTTAGCGCATCAATTACAAATGCAGATGTTTTAGAAGCCAATGTTATTCCAAGCGGAACTGCCACATTAACAGGTGCATCAACTTATGTTGGCAATCAATCAGTTCGATCAGCGATATTTGCAGTATCAGTAGAGGTATTTCAATCAAGAATTGCTCCTGGTGGTCAAATTGAAGGCGTTGATTTTGCTGCCACACCATACAGAATTGGTCGATCACTTTATTCAAGAGTAATAGGAATTCTCGGACCTTATGTTGATGTTGAGGGTATTTGTCAATAATGCCTAACCAAACAATTCTTGAGCAAGTTCGCACACCTTTAGCAAGCGCACTATCAGGCGTTGCCGGAAATGTTTATTCATTTGTGCCGGAAACAGTTATTCCACCTGCTGTTGTGGTAGTGCCTGACAGCCCATATTTAGAATTTGAAACTATCAACAAATCAAATATCAGAGCCAAAGTTAATTTTACAATTTCAGTTGCAGTTGCATATAACAGCAATCCAGCATCTCTCGACAATATTGAGCAGTTGCTTATTAGTGTTCTGGCAGTAATTCCAGCAGGATATATTGTCAGCTCGGTCGAAAGACCAACAGTAACAACAGTTGGAGCATCAACTCTGCTAATCGCAGATGTTCGAGTTTCTACCTACTACACAAGAACCGTCTAAGGAGTAATCATGGCAACCACAGTAATAACCGGTCGTGATATTTCGTTGTCTTTCACAGGTGGAACAGACATCGAAGCACAAGCGACTAACGCAGTTTTAACAAAAGAGTTTGATCGTCAAACTTACCAAACACTTGATGGCGAAGCCTACAAGGTTGTAAATGTATCTGGAACATTCCAGTTAGACATGCTTGCAGATTGGGGTAAAACAAACTCTGTTTGTGAGGCTCTTTGGACTGCTTGCGATACATCACCAAATTCAGAAATTTCAATTACACTTACAGCTGCAACTGGCGCACAATTTGTGTTCCCAGTATTGCCTGTATATCCAACCGCAGGTGGCTCAGGAATTGATGCTCAGACAGTATCTTTCACATTCCAAGTTGCTCGTGGTGAAGTATCAGAAACATTTAGTTAAGATCTAAAAACGGGAGCAAACAATGAAGTTACCAATTACAATTGAATATAACTCAGGCGAGCAAGCCACTTATGTAGCCCAACCGCCTGAGTGGGCAAAGTGGGAAAAACAAACTGGTCATACTATTAGCCAAGCAAAAGATAAACTTGGCATGTGGGATTTAATGTTTTTAGCATATAACGCACATAAGCGTGAAAGTGCCGGAAAGCCAGTAAAACCATTTGAGGCTTGGATGGAAACAGTCAGCGATGTCATAGTCGGTGATGCAGACCCAAAAGCCACCCAGCAGGAAGCCTAAGTAGATTATTGGTTGAGTTGGCAATAGCCACACAAATACCAATGAGCGAATGGGTTGATTCAGACGACATTTTAACAGCTATCGAAGTATTGGAGCAGAGGTATGGCAAGTGAAACAATTGCATACAACAAAAAAGATCTGCGCGATATTTACAAAGCGTTCAAACTTATGGATGAAACTGCAACTGATGAAGCTCGTCGTCAATCTGCTGCGCTGGCGTATTTTGCATCTGAGGAAATTAAAGTTGCAGCTCGCGGACGAACAAAGGCTGGCAAAGTTGCGCAGAGAGTCGCGGATGGCGTTAGCATCTCTAAATCAAGCAAGATCGGTGAATTCAGTTATGGATTCGCAAGACAGAAATTTTCAGGTGGTGCTACTACACAAACCCTATGGGGTGGCATTGAGTTTGGTTCAAATAAATTCAAACAATTCCCTAGTTATTCTGGAAGGCAAGGTCGTGGATCTCGCGGATGGTTCATTTATCCAACCCTTCGCAGAATTCAGCCTGAATTGATTAACAAGTGGGAAGAAAGTTTTACTCGCATTATTAAGGAATGGGTCTAATGGCAACCGGTAATCGCACGCTTAAACTATCGATCCTTGCTGATGTTGATGATCTTAAAAAGAAACTTGGCGAAGCCGACAAAGCTGTTGAGGATAACTCAAGCAAGATAAGTGAGTTTGGAAAAAAGGCTGCTGCCGCATTTGCCGTAGCTGCTGCTGCTGCCGTTGCCTATGGCACTAAATTAGCCATTGATGGGGTCAAAGCAGCCATAGAGGATGAACAGGCACAGTTGAGGTTGGCTGCTGCATTACGAAGCGCCACAGGGGCAACTGAGGGTCAAATAAGGGCAACTGAGGATTTCATATTACAGACATCTTTGGCTACTGGTGTCGCTGATGATCAACTTCGTCCAGCCATGCAAAGATTGGCAGTATCCACAAAAGACACCGGTGAAGCTCAAAGATTATTGGCTTTGGCTTTGGATATTTCTAAAGGTCGTGGAATTGAATTAGAAACTGTTGCCAATGCTTTAGGTCGAGCACAGGATGGAAATACAGCTGCTTTAGGTCGATTAGGTTTGGGATTAAGTAAGGCTGAATTATCAACCCTCACATTTACAGAGGTTCAAACAAGATTATCTGATTTATATGGTGGCGCAGCAGCCGAGAATGCTGACACATTTCAAGGCAAGATTGATCGCTTGAAAGTAGGATTTGATGAAGCTAAAGAGTCGCTTGGCGTTGCATTATTACCAGCAGTTGAGCGATTTATTTCATTCTTAAATGACACAGGCATTCCAACACTTAATGCGTTTATTGCAGGCTTGACTGGAGATCAAGGTCTTAACAATTCATTAAACGAAACTCAAAGAAGCGCACAATCATTTGGTAAAGCAATTGGTGTTGTGTCTGGCATAATTTCAGGATTTATCACATTTTTGCGTGAGGCAATTGGCTTGGTCGTATCTCTAGCCAATGAATTAATTAGAGTTGTAAATATCATTCCCGGAGTAAATATCGGATCTATCGGTAATCCTGCTCCATCTGCCAGCCGATCATCAGTTCCAAAAGTTCCAACACCAAGTGGATCAAGTTTTACTTATGGCGCAGGTAACCCACAATATAACATCACAGTAAATGCAATTGATGGAGAAGGTGCTGCAAGAGCCGTTGCAAAGGTAGTTAATGAGTCAGCTGCTCGAAGCGTGCCATTATTTACTGGTAACGGAATTAGACTTCAATGACAGTCTTTACTCCTGATTGGAAACTAACTGTCGGTGGTGTTGATTATACTGACATAGCAATATCTGATGTTCAGCATCAAGCAGGTCGCACAGATATTTATCAACAGCCACTTCCATCTTATTGTCAAGTTACTTTCGTTGCCTTATCAGGTCAAACATTACCTTTTGCAATTAATGATAGTTTTTCATTACAGCTTAAAGATACTAGCGGAACTTATGTAAGCATATTTGGCGGAGATATTACCGATGTAACTGTTGAGGTTGGTGCTACTGGATCTTTAGCCACAGTTGTGCAATACACAGTTTTGGCTATGGGATCTCTAGTAAAATTAGCCAAAGAAATCTACAATGGCACAATTGCTCAAGATGATGATGGCGACCAAATTTATGCTTTATTGTCTAGCGTATTACTTGGAACTTGGAATGATGTTCCAGCAGCTTCAACATGGGCAACTTATAGTGCAACTGAAACATGGGCAAATGCCTTAAATTTAGGACTTGGCGAAATAGATCAACCCGGACTTTATGAAATGGAAAATAGAGCTGCCAGCCCAGACACTATTTACAACATAGCAAGCCTAATTGCTAACTCAGCATTTGGATATTTATATGAGGATAATGAAGGCAATATCGGGTATGCAGATGCTGACCATAGACAGAATTATTTGCTAGCCAATGGTTATGTTGAATTGAGTGCCAATCATGCTTTAGGTTCAGGATTATCGACAATCATGCGTTCAGGTGATATTCGTAATGATATTTATATCAACTATGGCAACAACTTTGGATCTCAAAAAACTGCTAGTAGCGCATCATCAATTGCAACTTATGGCTACAAAGCAGAAACTATCAATTCAGTATTACATGATGCCACCGATGCTCAAGCTGTGGCTGATCGATATATTGCCCAAAGAGCGTTCCCACAGCCAGCATTTCAATCAATCACATTCCCAATAACTAACCCAGAAATTGATAACATAGATAGAGATGCTTTATTAAGTGTATTCATGGGTATGCCGGTCAATTTGCAAAATTTGCCAGCTCAAATATCTAGTGGTCAGTTTGAAGGTTATGTTGAAGGCTGGTCATGGAGCACTAGATTCAATGAATTATTTTTGACCATCAATGTATCGCCAACAGCTTTCAGCCAAGTAGCGATGAGATGGAATACTGTGCCGATAACTGAGGCATGGAACACGATAGACCCAGCATTACAATGGGAATACGCTACAATAGTAGCCTGAGTATAGGAGAACAATGGCAAATCCAACCACCAACTATTCGTTTGCAATGCCTACGAACACAGATCTAGTTAAAGATCTACCTGCCGATTTTGAGATTTTTGGGCAAGCGGTTGATACAAAAATAAAAGATTTGAATCCTGAAACAACTGCTGGCGATATTTCTTATCGTGGATCAACAGCAAATGCAAAAACTAGATTACCAATTGGAACTGCAAATCAGGTGTTGCGTGTTAATTCTGGTGCTACTGCTCCTGAATGGGCAACTGTTTCAAGCGGTGGTATGACTTTATTATCAACCACAACTCTTACAGGTTCAAACACAACTATTTCATCAATAAGTCAAGATTACAATGAATTAGTTGTTTATATTTACGATGTTGCAAATAATACTTCTAATGGAGTTTTTTTTGGCAGACCAACAAATGGCGCAACTGGTTTAGATGTTGCAAATATTGGACCAGCTCAAATAAATGGTGATAATACAGTTGGATTTCTTAATGCTAATGGCGATAGATTAAGTTCTGATGTTTCTGGTTTAACTAGAGATAGAACAGATGCAAATAATTTTTGGGAAATGAGATTACCAAACTATACATCAACTACTTCTTATAAAGGGTATCAAGTCATTGGCGGGTATTACGAAGTTGTAGATGGTAGATATGAGGCTTGGTTTAATTTAGGAATTGTGAGAAGTGATAGCGCAATCAACGCATTACAATTTATTGTTTCGGGCGGCGGGTCATTTACTAGTGGCACTGTTAAAATTTATGGGGTGAAATAATATGGCTAAAACTACAAGACCGATAGTAAGAATACATAATATTGAAACAAATGAAATTATAGACAGAGAGATGAATGATGCAGAATTTGCATTATATGAAAAAGACACAGCAAATATAGAAGCAATAAAAGTTGATCGCGAAGCAAAAGAAGGTGCACGCCAAGCACTTTTAGAAAAATTAGGTATTACTGCCGACGAAGCAAAATTGCTACTTGGCTAATGAAGCCTTGGTTATCTAAAGCTGCTGAAACTTTAAGGGATCAGGTAAATGACTGCTTCCCTGATCGCAAGCGCACAGCTGATGGATGGATTGGTGATGCTCGCCATTCAGCCAGAGTCAGTCAGCACAACCCGAATGAACAGGGTGAAGTATGTGCCATCGACATTGACGCTCGCCTATCTGACCAAGAAGGGCTTAGTTTCGATTTGGCAGATCAGATTCGACTCGCAGCAAAAAAAGATAAGCGTATTTATTATGTAATCCATGCTGGCAAAATTGCTAGTGCTAAATCATTATGGAAGTTCAAAAAATACACAGGCATAAACCCGCATTATAAGCACATCCATATTTCTTTTAAACCAAATCAAGATGGCAAAAAATTTGACATCCCACTACTGAAAGGCAATTAATGAAACTGACCAAAAAACACAAAGCAGCAATTAAGTCATATTTGAGAGCTGTGGCAGCTAGTGGAATCACAGTAGCCTTAGCAATAGTGGCTGACATTCATCCAGCCTATGCAACTTTACTTGGTGCGGTAGTTGCGCCGTTGGTCAAAGCAATAGATCCAACATCCGGTAAAGAGGTCGATTATGGATTGTCCGAAAAATGAGTCCAAACGAATGGGTCGCATTTGGCGTTGGCGTTTGCAGTATCGCAACCGCTTTATTACTGGCTCTACGCTGGGTTATTAAATCTTACCTTTCAGAATTAAAGCCAAACTCAGGGTCATCAATGAAGGATCAATTAAATCGACTTGAACAGCGTGTTGATGATCTATTCATAATAATCAGTAAGTCATAATTTCTTTTATGGCGAACATACGAAAGCGAACCACACGAAAAAAAGTCAATCGTCGTCGAGTTCGCCACACTCCTGAACCATTAACCAAGTTAGATCAATGGTATATCGCAAAACATGAAATGTTTAGAGCTGCACGAAAGGCTGGATTTTCTGAGTCTGTTGCACTTTATCTAATGGATAATCCTGAATCAATGCCTGACTGGATCGTAGGCGATCAAGGGATCATCCCAACTATTCCAACTCCAGATGAGGATGAAGATTAAGCGCATAGCGTTTGTATCAGATCTCCAAGTGCCATTCTTTGATGAAAAGGCAACCAAGTCAGTCGGCCGTTTCTTGGCCAAATGGAAACCCAATCGCACTATTTGTATTGGCGATGAAATTGATTTACCTCAACTTGGCGGTTTCAATGCTGGAACTATTGATGAGATGGTTGGCAATATCCATGAGGATCGATTACTGACTCAAGAGGTATTAACTTATCTAGGTGTTACAGATGTGCTTGGATCAAATCATGGCATAAGACTTTATCGATCAATTAAAAAACGATTACCAAGCTTCCTAAATCTGCCTGAGATGCAGTACGAAAAATTTTTAGGTTATGACAAATTAGGCATTAAATTTCATCCATACGGATTAGACTGGGCTCATGGCTGGACTGCCGTTCATGGCGATGCTTTCCCACTATCTCAAGTACCCGGACAAACGGCCTTAAATGGGGCTAGAAGGCTTGGAAAGAGCGTGGTGTGTGGTCATACCCATAGATTGGGGGTTTCGGCCTTTACAGAGGCATCTAGAGGCCATTTAGGGCGTACTCTGTGGGGTGTTGAGGTTGGCAATTTAGTAGATTTGAGTAGTTCAGGTATGGCATACACTAGAGGCTACGCAAACTGGCAAACTGGTTTTGTTGTGGCCTATGTTCAAGATAGAAAAGTTCAGGTTATTCCAATTCCAATTAATGCCGATGGCAGCTTTATATTTGAAGGCAAGGTTTATGGGGCGTGAAACCGATTATCACACTCGCACGATTGATGACCATATCGATGATCTTGAGAATCTTGGCGTTATCTAATCGTTATATAACACGCCGAAAGTAAATAACCGACTGTCCTTGCCTTAAGCCATACTTTCTGTATCAGGCATCCGCCTGGTATTAGGGAGCAAACATGGAAATAGTAGGTTACGGATTTATCATAGGCTGTTTGATTGGTCTAGGTTTATATTTTCTAGATGAATATCGAATGGATAAACATTATCAAAACGGATATTGGGCTGGTCGATCAGCTGGCTGGAAATCTTGCTTAGATCATCAAGCCAAAATCCAAAAACTTAAATTAGAGCAGGTTTTTGATTATGAAAAAAACTGAGGATTTATTAGCTGATGTCATCACAACAATCCAAGATCGCGGTCGTATCTATGGACACCCATACTACAATCACAAACGAATTGCCGGATTGTGGTCTGCGTATCTCGATATGCCAATCACACCACATCAAGCTGCACTATGCATGGCATTGGTCAAGGTGTCTAGGCTTACTGAATCGCCGGATCATTACGACTCAGTCAAAGACCTTGTTGCATACAGCAGCATCTATCGAACTGTGCTCGATGCAGTCCAAGACAAAGATTTTGAATGGGAGCAATAATGTTTAATTTGCAAGATTACGAAACAGTTGAAAGCCGATTAGAAAAATGGATTAAGGAGTATCCTGATGGACGAATTGAAACAGAACTTATCGAGGCATCAAACACTAGATACATTGTTAGTGCTAAATTATTCAAAACGGAAGCAGATCCCAAGCCATGCTCGACTGGACTTGCTTCTGAAACAATTTCGGAAAAGGGTGTTAATAGCACTTCTGCATTGGAGAATTGTGAGACTTCAGCGATCGGTCGTGCGCTCGCAAATGCTGGTTTCGCAGCTAAAGGCAAACGCGCTTCACGAGAGGAAATGGCTAAGGTAAATAATGCCGAGCCAAATCAATACGAAAAGAAATTACAGGAAAGGCGATACGGAGCACCGGGAACTAAATCAGCTGCGATTGAGGATGCTTTAAGAGCTTCATTTGCAGTAGAAAATAAACAAGATGATCCGCAACAATGGTCGCTTGGTGATGCCGTAGATGCAATAGGCAAATCAACACCAAATCCACCGCCAGAGTGTGAACATGGCATGATCTTAAAACAAGGAGTTGCTAAAACTGGCAAGCCTTATTATGGGTATGTTTGCAAAGGATCTAACAAAGAGCACGCCATTTGGGCAAAAATGACAGCTAAAGGACATTGGTATTTTGAAGGAGGTGAATAGTGGGATATATAGCATTTATTAATGGCTCAGGATGGACAGTTGAATTAGATGATAGTGGCGCTCACATAATTAAATCTGAAAGACATTGTGAAGCATGTGGTGATGATCGAGTATTTAAGGATGGCACATGTTTTAGATGCCATGAGCTGATAAATCGTGACCCAATTTAAGTGTAATGGCTGCAAACGCAACACCGATTACATTCAGATCGAATGGAAAAACAAACCTAAGGGATTTGCTATCTATCAATGCAAGGATTGTGGTTGCGTGGGCGTTAAGAATGAGGCTGAGCCTATGAAGCAAAGCGACAATACAGTCAGCCGGTGCAATAGCTGTGGGTCATGGCAGTTTAGCGGTTTGGAATGTCATACTTGTATTTTGATTGGAGAATATGATGCCAACATATGAATACGGATGCCAAGAATGCGGCACTTACGGATCAGTCCATCGAACCTACAAAGAGGATGATGGCGGGATGATTTGCCCTAAATGCCAAGTTGCCATGACTAGAATGTTTTCAGCTCCAGCAATTGTGTTCAAGGGTCAAGGATGGGCTGGTAAATCTAAATGAGTGACAATGGTTATGCCGACACATGGTTAGATGAGGATGATTATAGAATCGTGACATGCCGTCTGACCTGCGGTTTTTCTAGATGATTTGGAGTCATATGATACGCTCTAGGCAAGTATTTGCCCCAAAGGCAAAAACGCGAGCCCGTAAGGCTCAGCTCGCGAGGTGCTGGCTAGTCGGGGGAGCTCTGTTTGTTTTACAAACCTTTGCATTTGATATAGCACAATCCCAAGAAGTAAAGATAAATACATTAAAGCAAATTACATTTCATAAGATGAATTACAATTTTGAACAGTTTTATTGTGTTGATGAGATTGTATGGAAAGAATCGCGTTGGAACTACAAAGCCAAGTCAAAGACATCAAGTGCTTATGGTCTATTCCAAGTATTGAACTCTAAAGAAAAAGATCCTATTAAACAGATAGATCAAGGATTAAAGTATATTAATCATAGATACAATGGATGTGCTTGCACAGCGCTCGCACACCATAAAGCTAAGGGATGGTATTGATGGCTAGATCAGCCTTACGATCTACTGGTTCAACAGATAGATGGCGCAAGATTAGAGCTAAGGTGTTATTCAGGGATCAGGATACTTGCTACTATTGCGGACAATACGCTTCGACTGTTGATCATTTGATTCCCAGATCTAAAGGTGGATTAGATACTATGGATAACTTAGTTGCAGCGTGCACTAGATGTAATTATTCGAAGGGTGGGGGTTTTTTTGTGAGGCCTAAGACAC